AGGCTATGCGGAGATGTCCGCAGAAGATAAGGTGAAAGCCCTTGAAGCATACACTTTCGAGGACAATTCCGATGAAGTGGCAAGGCTGAAAGATGCTTTGAACAAGGCCACGCACGAGGCCGCCGAGTCCAAAAAGGCACTCAAAAGCGCACAGGAAGCCTCGAGCAAAGCAAAAGGCTCGGACAATGAAACGATCGCAGCCTTACAACAGCAGGTCGAGGAACTGACAAGGGCAAGGAACATGACCGCTCTCAAGTCCAACTACCTCGAAATCGGCTACGAAGCCTCGCTTGCCGAGGAAAAGGCAAACGCCTGGCTCGACGGGGACTTGGAGAAAATGCTCGATTGCGAGAAGCGTTTTCTCGAGGGCCACGACAAAGCCTATAAAGCGGAACTGATGAAAGGCACGCCACGCCCCGATAAGGTCGGTACGGGAACTCCCGTAAATATGACACCCGAGAAATTCAAGAAGCTCTCCTTCCAAGAAAGGGCGAGGTTCGCAAATGAACATCCCGATGAATACGGGAAACTTTATGGAGGATAATTCTCATGCCGAGATCCGATCGTTATTTTGACGTAACGAACTCCCTTGCAGATGTCGATACACTCAATCAGGGGTTCGTTTCCAACGAGATTGAGGACACTTACCTGTCTCATCTCGACCTCAATGGTTTCTGCACCATTGACAACAACCTTCAGGGCGTTGCTGGCGATACCCGCAGAATTAACGTCTATACCGCTTCCGGCTCTGCCATCGACGTTGCGGAAGGGCAGGGCAACACCGACAGCATTTCCGTCGATCTGACCGTGAAAGAATATGTCATCAAGTGTGCTCAGGCGTGGTTCCGTTACTCTGACGAAGCCTATATGCGTGACCCCGTTGCCGTTCAGGCTGGTCTCGCTCAGCTCGGCGTTGCTATGTTCAACAAGGTCAACGCTGACATTCTCGCCGAAATGCGTAATGCCACCCTGTCCCAGTCCACGACCAACCCCGACTTCAACGCTTTCGTCGATGCCGTGGCGAAAATGGACATCAAGGACGCCGCTGGCGAAACCGCTATGGATGCACAGCGCCGTTTCATCCCGACCGTGTGGGCGATCATGTCGCAGAAGGACGTTGCCGCTACCCGTAAGGCTTGCGGTACTGCCCTTACCTACAATCCCGAACACGCCTGGACTCCTGGCTATGTCGGCGAAGTCGGTGGCGTGACCCTGTACTACAAACAGGATGCCGTTCCTGGCGAAGTCTATGTCGGCACGAACAAGGCTATCACCGTTTTCAACAAGAGCGGTGTTCAGACCGAACAGGCGGCTCGTTCCGGTGGCACGAGCGGTACTGCCAACCTTCGCTTCAATGACTTCTACGCAAGGAAGTACTACATCGCGGCCCTTACCGATACCACGCAGATCGTTAAGATGGTCGTTTCCAGCACTTCTATCTAACACGAGACAAGAGAGGACGGGTTATGACGGACGCAGAAAAACTTGCCGTTGTGCGTGAGATTAGCGGTGTCGATGCGGACGAACTGTCCGACGTCGCTGTCGGCTATTACCTCACCTCGGCTAAAGAGGCGATCTTAAAACGCTTGTGGCCGTCAGACCCGTCCGCCTCGGGTCGCAGTCTGCCGAGCCAGTACGATAATCGGCAGATTATGATTGCCGTTGACCTCATTCAGCGACGGGGTGCGGAAGGCGAAACTGCACACAACGAAACTGGTGTCAGCCGAACCTATAAAAACGCCTATGTGCCTAACGACCTCTTGAAAGACATCGTTCCTTTCGCCCGTGTTCCGGGCGTGGACAACACCGAGGAAACATCGTGAGAACTTTAGCCCGAAACAAACGCTGGTTTTATTATCAGAACTTCGTCGAAGGAGCGATGCTCCAAGACAGCGAGGGGAACTACACGGGCGAGGACGGTAAAAGTTATACCGCACCGAAGAAGGTCAGGGCGTACATTTCCGCTTCAAAGGGCGATGCCGAGAGCGTGGAGTTCGGAACAGACCTCTTGTATGACAAGACAATCATTCTCGAGGGCATCGGTTGGGACATCACGGAGAACTCACTTCTCCACATCGATGACCTGAACCTCGACCACGAGCCTGATTACAAGGTCGTTCGGGTGGCTGAACATCTGAACCACACGACTTTAGCGGTCGTAAAGGTGGCACGATGAAAGCAACATTAGAGGGCGCATCACAACTGCAAGATGAAGTCGCAAGATTATTAAGGGCGATGAACACTTCCAATGAGAACAGTCGCATTCGTCAAGCAGTAGAAAAATATGCACAAGGCGCCGCAGATGAATGGTCGGAAGCATACGATAACGAAGAGCGTGACGATATGCTTTCGAATGTTACCGTCTGGTACGGCTGGAAGCAGAAAGCCCAATTCATCTATGCCAGATCTCGTAAACTGTACTTCATCGAGTTCGGAACTGGCGTTTTGAATAACAGCGGTTCTGAAGAAGGTCGGTACAGGAACGCATACCCTGGTAGCTGGTCGTCCGGTGCAAACAATAAGTTTGCGAGGGGCGGTGAACATGGTAAAAAATGGCTCGTCGAACCCAAATTGAGCAAGTACGGCGGTCGCTGGATTTTACCCGTAGGCACGGAAACTGACATGGGCCACAATAAATGGGCAACAGGTCACAAACCAGCAAATGGAATGGGGCGTGCCATGAAGAAGTTGGCCACGAAAAAGTTTTTCGATGAGTGCTTCAAAGGAGTTTTCAAGTGATCGATATTGAAAACGCAACTTTCACGAATGTTTACAACGCTCTGACCTCGAATGGCTACTCTGGCATCAAGATGTACTCGACCTTCGAGAATGAGCCTGCTTCATTCCCTTGCGTTTATATGACGATGATGGACTCAACGGTGCTGTCTCAGGATAGTAGCCGAACCGAACGGCTCATCGAGGTGACTTTTGACATCAGCGTTTTTTCCGCAAAAACCATAGGCAAAAAAGCCGAAGCCAAAGCAATCATGGCTGTCATCGACGATGCGATGCGACTCGACGGCTTCAAACGTACATATTCTCAACCGCTCGATGTGAGCGACAAAAACAATACTTCCCTGTGTCAGTTGCTTAACCGCTACGAAGCACAAGTTGACGACAGGGGCTTCATTCATTCACGGAGGTAAAAAAATGGCACGTTTAACTGCCGGAACTTTCCTTATGCACTCTTCCACGGGGGCTTCCAACTCCTACACGAAGCTTCTCGATATCCCGGCGTACCCGGATATGAACCAGGCGCCCGAAACGATCGACGTCACCACGCTTTCCGACTGGATGCACGTTTACATCCTCGGCCTCGAAGATAGTGGCGGACAGCTCGAGTTCAACACCTGGCTCAAGGTCGCTGACAAGACCGCTATCGATGCCCTTACTGGCGAGCAGTATCTCGCCCTGTGGATCGGCGGTACGAAGAGTGGCAACACCATTACGCCCACCGGTTCTGTTCTCAAGAGGGCGTTCAAGGGCTATATCTCTTACATCATCAACGGTGCTGGCACGGACGAAGCAGCCCCCGCTACTGTCGTCATCACGAACACCACGGCTTACACCGACACCAACGGAACGGACGCTTAATCGTCCGTAGAAAGGATCGCACTTATGGCAACCACAGTAACTATCACCGATGGCAAGAAGTTCTACAAACTCGGCTTCACTCGCGAGGTTATCGACGAGATGGAGAGGAACGGGTTTGACTTTTCAGCCGCAAGTCAGAGACAGATTGGGGCGACCTTCGCTCTTGTAGAAGGTGCGTTCAAAGCCTATCACCCCGAAATGACCTCGGATGAGATCTTCGAACTTTGGGGACGCCTGAAAAAGTCTGGCGATGAAGGCAATCTGTACGAACTGCTTATCGAGATGTTCACCGAACCTCTCAATGTGCTTGCCGACCCGAGTGACGATGCCGACGAGGGAAACGCAGTCTGGAAGGTGAACAGGTAAGTTCATCTTCCAGAGTTTCTGACACTTTTCGTAAGGTCTTCCCGTATTACATCAATGCGGGAAT